CTGACAAGACCAATCCGGCCGACGAGCCGGGTTCAGGGGAGCCGAACGATGCTGGCGACTGAGGACAACGCGAAGGGGGACCGCGGGCCGCTGTGTCTCCTGAGCGAGCAGGGGGCCCTGACCATCGAGGCCGCAGCCGCCGGCGGCGACGGCAGGCCCACACTGCCCCGGTTCACGATGGTGGCGTACACAGGCGGGCCCATGAAGATCGCCGGGTGGCGGTTCCCGGTCGTCGTGGACCTCGCGGGCCTGGCCATCCCCTCGCAGTCGCGGCCGGTCCGGTTCGGCCACGACGCCGCCAGCGGCGTCGGCCACACCGACTCCATCCGCGTGATGGACGGCAGACTGGTCGCCGCCGGCGTCGTGTCGCGCGACACCGTGGCCGCGAAGGAGATCGTGGCCTCGGCCCGGAACGGCTTCCCGTGGCAGGCGTCGATCGGCGCGGCGGTCGAGCAGTTCGAGTTCGTCAAGGAAAGCCAGACCGTTCTCGTGAACGGTCGCGAGTTTGCGGGCCCCCTGAACGTCGTGCGGAAGGCGACGCTCGGGGAGATCAGCTTCGTGGATCTGGGTGCCGACGGGAACACGTCGGCGAGCGTGGCCGCATCGGCCAAGGAGAAGGAAGTCATGGACGAGACCAAGACGGAGAAGACCGGTCAGGAGACGCAGGTTTCGGCGTCGGTCCAGACCGAGGTGAAGGCGCGCGTCGAGACGCCCAAGGCGGCTGCGCCGGCGGCCGACGGGCCGCCCGCGCCGATCGTCGCCGTGGAGACCCCCGACCCGACGGCGGAGATCCGGGCGAAAGCGCTGGCCGAGACGGGCCGGATCGAGGCCATCCGCAAGCTCTGCGCCGGGCGCCACGCGGACGTCGAGGCCAAGGCCATCGGCGAAGGGTGGGACCAGACGCGGACCGAGCTGGAGGTCCTGCGTGCCTCGCGGCCCAAGGCGCCGGCGATCCACGTGCCGGACAACACGGTCACGACAACGATCCTTGAGGCCGCCTGCATGCTGAGCGCCGGCCTGGGGGGTGCCGAGAAGCTCTACGACGAAAAGACCCTGGACGGCGCGAGCCGCCGGTTCCGCGGCCACATCGGCTTGCAGGAGCTCCTCCTGGAGGCCGCGTGGGCCAACGGCTACACAGGCCGCAACTTCCGCGACTCGCGCGAGGTGCTGCGCTTGGCCTTCGGCCGGCAGGTCGAGGCCGGATTCTCCACCGTCGACATCGGGGGCATCCTCTCGAACGTCGCCAACAAGTTCCTCCTGGAAGGCTTCTTCTCGGTCGAACGGGTCTGGCGGAGCATCTGCGCCGTCCGCAATGTCAGCGACTTCAAGACCGTGACCTCCTATCGACTTATCGGCAAGGACCAGTACGAGCCGGTGGCCCCCGGCGGGGAGATCAAGAGCGGCACCTTGGGCGAGGAATCCTATCAGAACAAGGCCGACACCTTCGGCCTGCTCCTGTCCATCGACCGGCGAGACGTCATCAATGATGACTTGGGGGCCATCACCCTGGTGCCGCGGAAGCTGGGTCGCGGTTCAGGCCTCAAGATCAACGACGTCTTCTGGACCGTGTTCCTCGCGAACGCGGCGTTCTTCACGGAGGCCCGGAAGAACCTCATCACGGGGGCCGACACGGCCTTGTCGGTCGACGGCCTGACGAAGGCTGAGGCGACCTCCCTCGAGCAGGTGGACTCGGACGGCAAGCCTATCGGCATCATGCCGGCCATCCTGCTGGTGCCGACGGCCCTGAGCGCCATGGGGACGCAACTCTTCAAGTCCCTCGAGATTCGGGACACCACAGCGAGCACCAAGTACCCCATCAACAACCCCCATCAGGGGAAGTTCCGCGTGGAGGTGAGCCGGTACCTGGCAAACACGCGGTACACGGGGGCGAGCGCCAAGGCGTGGTACCTTCTGGCCGACCCCAACGACTTGCCGGTCATCGAAGTGGCGTTTCTGAACGGCCAGGAGGCGCCGACGATCGAAACGGCCGAGGCGGACTTCAATATCCTCGGTATCCAGATGCGTGGATACCATGACTTCGGCGCGGCCCTTCAGGATTACCGCGGGGGTGTCCGTGCAAAGGGCGAGGCGTAAGCCGATTGCGGATTTCGGATTGCTGGTTGAAAGGCAACAACGGCCAAGTTCAGCCGCCCCGCTTGCGGGGCGCGCAAAGGGGTGAAACATGGCAACGGCAGCTTTCGTGCATGACGGGAAGGCGGTCGACTACACGCCCGGCGCCGACGTGGCGGCCGGCGACGTGGTGGTCCAGGGGGACCTCGTGGGCGTCTCGCCGCGGCCCATCGCGGCGAGCACGCTTGGGGCCCTGGCGGTCACGGGGGTCTTCGACTTCCCGAAGGCAACCGGCGGCGGGTCGGCCTTGACGGCCGGCACCGTCGTCTACTGGGACGCAGGCGCCAAGCAGGCCACGGCGACCTCGGTCGGCAACAAGCAGCTCGGCAAGGTGGTCAAGGATTCCGCCGATGCCGACACGACCGTCCGCGTGAGGCTGGAGGGGACGAGCGTCGCCAACAATCCGCTGACGGCGGCGATCACCGACCCCGGCAACGCGGGGGCCATCCCGGTCACGGGTAGCGGCCACGTGGACATCGTGACCGCTGCGGCCGAGACGCGGACGCTGGCCGCCCCGAGCTTCATCGGCCAGGAACTGCTCCTCAGCCTCAAGACCGACGGAGGCAACTGCGTCCTCACCTGCGCGACCACCGTGAACCAGACGGGGAACAACACGATCACCTTCGACGACGCTGGCGACGCGGTGCTTCTGGTGGCGAAGGCCAATGGGGCAAACAAGCGGTGGTCGGTGGTCGTCGCCGACGGTGCCGCGCTCTCGACGGTGTAAGGGGGGGGACATGGCCGACCTGCTCCAACAGGGCGCCGCTTGGCTTGAGGACATGCGGCACAAGCATGCCTCCCGGCCGGTGACCTACTCGCGCGGGGCCGCCAGCGTGGCCCTGAGCGCGACGGTGGGCCGGTCGGTGTTCCAGGTGGCTGCGGCGGAAGGCATGGTGGAGACGGTCGAGCGGCGCGACTACCTGATTCGTGCGGCCGACCTGGTGCTGGATGGGGCCGTCACGACGCCGGCGGTAGGCGACAGGATCAGGGAGACGATCGGCGCGCGGGTGGAGGTGTACGAGGTCATGGGCGCGGGGCAGGAAAAGCACTTCCGCAAGTCGGACCCGGACGGCCTGACCTTGCGGATTCACACGGCCCACGTGGATACGGAGGTCTGACCATGACGCCGAACGAGGTGACAGAGCCGCTGGAGCCTTGGGTGGAGCGGGTGATCGACCGGGCGCTCTTGAAGCACATGCAGAACTGTCCGTTGGGCCTGCGGGTCATGAGAATCGAACTTCGCCTGTCGGCGCTGGTCGGCTTCATGGTCGGCAGCGGCCTCTTGGGCGGCGCCGCCGGCGCGATGATCTACCGGGCCTTCGGAGGCTGACATGGCGGTTCTCGTCGACATCGCAGACGCCGTCGTGGCCGAACTGAACGGCCACGCCTTCACCAAGCCGTTCACCGCGGAGCGCTCGCACCGCCCCGTCTACAGCCGCGAGGAGATGAAGGACCTCCACGTCACGGTGGTGCCGGCGGGATTCACGCTCGAGCTCGCCGGCCGCAGCCAGAGCCAGACGGACTACGTGGTCGAGGTGGGCGTCCAGCATGCCCCCGAGACGCTGGACGCGGCGGCGATGGACGCCCTCATGGGCCTCGTGGAGGAGATCGTGGCGTTCTTCAAGTTCCGGCGCCTGGCCGGTTACCAGTCGGCCGTGTGCATGAAGGCGGCGCTGGCGGCGGGCTGCGAGCGGGGGTACGCCGCGGAGCACGTCGACCAGCTCCAGCAGTTCACAAGCGTGCTGGCTCTGACGTTCCGCGTGATTGGATAGGAGCAAGTCATGCACAGGTTTCAGGCGGACTGGCCCGCGCTCAAGCGCAAGCCTTTCAGCCTTGCCGCCGGCGCCGACCCGCAAGAGGTCGTGGCCGCCGTCGCCGGCAAGGTCATTCGGGTCATCTTCTGCGACTACGAGGTCGCCGAGGCCGCCACGGCTGTCCTCTACTCCGGCGCCGCGACGGCGATCGGCCCGGAGGTCGGCCGGTCCCGCATCTGGCCGCCCTGTTATGCCGGGTGGTGTGAGACCGCTAAGGGCGAGGCACTCAACCTCAAGGCGACGGGCGGGGCGGTCAAGGGCCTGGTGGGCTACATTGAGGCGTAGGAGGTCGGGACATGCAGGACTACGTGAAGCTGGCGGGCGGCGCGGTCTGCACGGCCGTCGAGGCCACCGAGGCGGACCTGGACGGCGTCAGGCCGCATTACGCGCGGGTCTTCATCCCGGCGGCGGCCAAGGTCCGCGTCACGGTCGAAATCGACGACGATCGGCAGGTGGTCTTTGACGGCACGATCGCGCCGGCATCCAAGAAGGCGGGCGTTTTGGAGATCCGACTGCGCCGGCACGTGGACGTTGAGGCGTTGCCTGCCCAGCCCAAGGGCACGCTCACCAAGATGGAAGCCGAGATCGGCATGTAGGGGTCTGGAATGTCGAAGGCGACGACCTGGACCAGCTTGGCGGGCGACCGGAACTGGAACACCGGCGGCAACTGGACGAGCGGCGTCGGCGCCGATGGCGACACGCTCGGCATAGCCTCGGCGCTGACCCCCACCAGCAACGTCCCCACGTCGGGCACCTTCCACTTCACCATCGCCAACGGCGTGACGGTGGATCTCGCCAACTGGATAGCCGGCGACGGGACCATCGGGAACGTGACCGTCAACCACTCAAGCGCCGTTGTCACCGCGGGCGGCTATGACGTGAACGGCAACCTGACGGTCACGCTCGGCCGGTTTTCCTTGCTGGGCAGCCTGTCGGTCTTGGGCACGTTGGACGTAGCCGCGGGTGGAACCTTCGTCTGCGACAGCATCAATCAGGTGTTAGGCGCTACGACGAACGCGGGCACGATCATTGTGAACGCGGGGGGCGGGTTCATCTTCGGCGACACCGTGACCAACACGGGGACCCTCGACATGTCGGCGGCGGGGGCGACGGTTGACTTCGAGGGCGCGGGCGGCCTCGCGGGCAGCGGCGGGACGGTGAAGCTAGGGAGCGACTGCGCTTGTACGGGTGTCCTGAACGTCACGAATTGCATCTGGACGGTCGCGGCCGGGGCGGTCTGGACGGTAGACCTCGCTGGGGCGCTCAACGTCGGCCTGGCCCCGAACCTCTCGCTCCGCCTGGAGTGCGTCGGGACCGCCACGCTCGGCTCGAATCTCGCGGTGCGGGCGTTCGCCATTGTCTCGGACGCTCTCTTGGCGGGGGGCGGCTACACCATGACGCTCGGCGCGGGCGGCATGACGTGGACCGGCACGGGAGCCATCAACGACCAGACCCTCACCCTCGTCCTCAGCGCCTCGTGCACGATAGCCCAGCGCGGCACCAACAAGTTCGTCTCTACGACGGTCCCGGACGGCATTACGCTCACGGTCGGCTCCGCATCCCAGTATGGGCATTACACGCGTGCCCTGGCCGGCGCCGGCACCGTGGCCCAGGCCGCAGCGCGGGGCCTGGTCTTTGCCCCGAGCGGCAATGATACCTGGACGTTCACGGGGACGATCAACTGCATCCTCGACGTGGTGGCCATCACCGGCGTCCTCGGCATCGCCAACGCCCTGCCCATCAACACGAACAACAAGAACGTCATCTGGTACAGAAGCAACTCCGTCACCGACACCATGACCATCGGTGGCATGAACCTTGGCACGGGCAGCCTCACGGTCTACGGGCCGGCCGGTGGCCAGTTGTTCACGGGCACGCTCACGGGCCCCCTCACGTGCGGGACCGTCAACATTGGAATCGTGGCGGCCTTGCCCTATGTCGGCAAGTTCGTGATGTGCGACGGCGTGGTGAACGAGATCGGGACGCTGGCGAAGGGTGCGGGCAACACGGGGACGACGAACGCCATCACCTACGCGGGGACTGTGAAGATCGGCGGGGCCCAGACGCTTGCGAACCTGACGGTGGACTTTGCCGGTGCGGCCCTCATCGCGAGCGCCGCCGCGGTCAGCGTCAATGCGGCGGCCGCCACCAGCGTCACGCATACTCGCGGCCGCCTGTTCTCTTCTAGCGGCACGAACGTGCTGACCGCGGACAACTTCCCCGCCCTGGCGGCTCCGATGGGGGCGTGGCGGGGCGTGGTGGATGGGGGCCACAACCACGCGGGGAGCATCGTCTTTCACAAGAGCGCCCCCTCGGACCTTACGTCGCTGGGTGTCGGCGACTGACAGGAGGCCGTCATGGGAGTCAAGATCAGTCTGGACGGGAAACTGTACTACTGCGCCGCCGGCATCGGCGGGGTGCCGACCTGGACCGAGGTCAAGACCACGCGCGACGCGACGGCCACGGTCTCCAGGGGCGAGGCCGACGTCACGACTCGTGGCGGCGGCGGATGGAAGGCGGTCGTCGGCACGGTGAAAGAACTGGTCGTCGACTTTGAGATCGTCTACGACCCGGACGTAGCGGCCGTTGCGGCTCTGCGCGACGCCTTTCTGAACGGCACGGCCATCGGCCTGGCGGCGATGGACGGCGACATCGAGACGGCGGGCACCCAGGGCATGTGGGCGGATTGCGCGGTCCTCAAGTTCGAGCGCAAGGAACCGCTGGAGGGTGCCATGACGGTCGGCGTGACGGCAAAGGCCACGTACTCGGCGAACCCGCCGCAGTGGAAAACCATTTAGCGACCGCCTGGTGCAGGCAGTCGCTGAGGCTCACTCAAGACAAGGAGAGACACATGAGTGTTACCGTGACGTACCTGGCCAAGGTGACCGCCGTCGAGACGCTCGAGACGAACGTCCCGGCCGCCGCGGCGGCCAACCGCAAAGTCACGCATTCCCTGTTCGACACGAGCAAGACCCTCGACGGCTCGTCGACGCCGCCGGCCACGCTTGTGGCGGCCTTCGAGAAGGCCCTGGCCGCCGGCGTGGCCACCATCGACCTGCGGGCGCTGGTCGGCACCAACAACGTTCCGGTGGACGGCAACGGCCTGCGGGTCCAGGTGCTGCGCATTCGCGCCAAGAGCACCAACGCCAACCCGATCACCATCGCCAAGGGCGCGTCGAACGGCTACGACGGATTCGGCGCCGGCTTCTCGCTGACTCTGGCGCCTGGCGCCGAGCAGCAACTGTTCACCAACGACGGCGGCGGCGACATCAGCGGCACCAACAAGACCATCGACCTTACGGGCACGCTCACGCAGTCGCTCGAGGTCGAGATCATCCTCGGGTGATTCATGTTGTGCGACCCCGTCACGGCCTGGGTTCTGGCGCGGCTGGCGGAGGCGAACGCCTATGCCGCCGCCGAGGGATGGGGCTATCCGGGCGACGAGGTGGCGAATGAACTGCGGGGTGGGCCAGTGGCAAGCCACGAGATTCATACCCTCGTCTTCGCGGGTTCGATTCCCGCCCCCGCTAGCGCCAGCGCCGTTCGGAAGGCCCTCATCTGGCTCATCGTGGCCAGCGTAGTGGCGCTGTAGCCATCGCCTCGGCGATGGTTCGAGGCGACTGGGAGGGCATGCGGAAGGCCGCCGAGTCGCTGCCGTTTGGCCTGGGCGAGATCGTCAAGGAACTCGCCGGCCCTGTGGACGCGGCGTTCGCCACCATCGTCAACCGCATCAAGGGTATCTGGGAGTCGCCATACGACCGGAGCGCCATCGACAAGGCCAAACGCGACCGCGCTGAAGAGGCCGCCCAGCACAACCGCTTCTTGAAGGCCTTTTCTCCGGTCGACGACGCGCTGAAGAAGGCGAGCATGTCGGCCCGCGAGTACGCGAAGGCGGAAGTCGACGCCATGAACCTCGGCGCCGCCGAGGCGGAGAAGTTGCTGGCCGCCAAGCTCCGGCTCATCGACCTGGAGGAGTCCAAGGACGCCAACAAGAAGCGCCAGGCCGAGGCCGAGCGCAGCCAGCATCTCATCAACCAGGCGATGGAAGAGCACGCCAAGCTCACGATGACCGAAGAGCAGTTCGTCGCCTACGAGGTCCGCAGCCTCAACCTCGCCGCCGACGCCGCCCAGTCGCTCGTGAGCTGGCGCCTCGAGAACCTTCGCGTGACCAAGGAACAGAAGAAGGCCGAGGAGGACGCAAAGAAGGTCGCCGATGACAGGCGGAAGGCAGAGCGCGAAGCCGAAGAGTGGCGGCGCGTCGGCGAAGAGGCCGCGTGGGAGGTCCAGCAGGAGTTCTCCCACATGGCGGCCGCCATCGAGGAGAGCGTCGCCATGCCCGAGGAGAAGCTCCGCGAGCAACTGGGTGTGATTGAGGACCTCTCGCGGCGTGGTCTCTTCGGCAGCCCCGAGACGCGCGAGCGGGCTATCAGGCAGGCACTCGATGAGGCGGCCAACCGAGGGGATCGTGCCCGTCCGCAACGACAGCGGCAATGACGTCGACCGCTTCGGCGTCCTCGGCATGGACGGCGTCATCGTCACCCAGGACGACAACGAAGACGCGTTCTACAATCGTCCGACCCTGACCGGCGTCACGCCGGGTTTGGCCCACCCCGGCCGGTTCATCATTCTTCAGGAGCCTGCTGCGGACGGCGAGATCGTCCGGGGGATGATTGCCGGCGTCACACCCGTCCTCATCAACGTCGTCGACGAAGGCGACCGCTACGCCGACGTGGAGGATGACCCAGACCATGCCGGTGCGCGTCTCAAGAGTGCCCTCACTGGCGTCGCGCGCATCCTCTGGAAGGAGAGCGGCACAGGCGAAAAGTGGGCCTACGTGCAGTTCCCCGTTGCCGGCCCGACCCTCCTGGGCGGCAAGGTCGTCTCTGGCGGCGTCCGCAACACCTCCAACGCCGCCTGGCAAAGCTTCATCCTCGCCGGCGAGGCCTTCATAAGCCACCTGGTGGTCCACGCCTGCGACCCCGACGGCTCGAACGTCCGCACCGGCCGCGACTGCTACGTGAAGGCCCAGGCCGACCCCGACACCGCCCCGAGCGGCTATGAGAGGATTGCCGCAGATGACGTGATCCTCTGGACCCCGGCAGGCCAGGGGCTGGACCCCGTACCCGGCACGGACCCCGTCCTCTACTTCGACGGCTACCTCCTGGCCGTCGCCGGCGCCAGCGGCGCCCAGCTTACAGAACGCGTGGTGGACTGATGGCCGGATGGAACACGGTCCAGGGCCTCGTCGATGGCGGGCACCCGCTTGTCCGCGATGATCTGTGGCAAGAGTGCCGCGAGGCACTGTGGGAGCGGCTCTCCGCTCTCTACCTCACGAGCGACCTGTGGTATATCTTCGGCCAGGACCTTCCGGCCGTCCGCCCGCGAGATGCCATCGGTTCAATAGGCAACCTGCGTTCGTGCTTCAACTCTCTCTTCGTCGGCTCGGATGCATTCTCATGGGGATGGCCAGGAACATGTCCTGACGAAGCAAACAGCCCGCCGTACGAAGGCCCCGGCATCAGTTGGTACGTTCCGACCTGGCCCACGGTCGACCATGAATGGTTCTTGGGCACCTACCAGCCCGCACAAGAGTTAAACATCTTTAATGAAGCCGGCATCACGACCCATTGGTGGACGGTCTCGACGGGGTACAACAGCGTCGCGCCGCATCCGGCCCTGCCTAAGCAGAAACTCTGGTCCGAGTTCATCCCAACGCTGAACCGCGCCGTGCTGCTTTGCATCAACGGCGCTATCGCCATTGACTTCGACACCGTGGGGACCGCCGAGGACATGATTGGCAGCTACAGTTCCTTCGGCGAGGCGTGGAGCACGGTCAGGGCTGCGGGGTGGAACGCACTGGAGAGCGCCGACTGGTGGAGGACGGGAGGGGAACTCTACCTGGGGCGAGTGGGCCGGGCTCAGTACGGCGGTATCGGGTGGATTTGCGACTCGGGAACG